ATCAAGTTTTCAACAAGTGAAAATGAATACGAAGACCAAGACAAGTATCCGCAAAAGATGTCTTTGTTTATTCCTTCTGAATCTGTTTCCGCCTTCTGTGAAGAAGTTATGAAAATGGTAGACACCAAACAAAAGAAAGGAAAAGTTTGGGATTATTCAAAGAAAGAAGAAGTCGAAGTCGATGGTATTTATATCAATGCAAAAGCCAAAGAAGGCAAATATGGACTATTTGGGAATATAAATCTAAACTTTATTGAGCCTACAGCGGGCGATGATATTCCTTTTTAATTCTTGAATTATTATCGTCTTTTTCTTTTTTAAGACTTATCTTAATTAGTTCTGTTTCGAGATCACCAATTTTTGCAATGCAATTTTTGATGATCTCATCTTTTTGCCAATTTTGCCGCTGATAGTTTACAGCTATATCACGAAGATATTCAAAGTCAGTTATTTCGCCCAACATCCGCGCCTGAATCTCAAGATAAAGTTGATCTTCAATCGTTTCTGTTATGGTAAGCCAATCATCCCAAGCCATAGTAAGCTGACCTCCTTATATTGAAAACAGGCTAACATTGGGGACTGTTAGCCTATTTTTTTGCAGAGAAGGCACTGACCACCAGATGCCTTATGCCAACCATAACTTAAAGTTATGTAACAGGCCACAACTTTTCTTTAACTAACTTAACTATTTCGTCATCAATATCTGTTTCCGTGGATGCGCTGTAATCTTCCAAAAGTGAAATTACCAAAGATTTAATCGCATTGGATTTGACAAAGAACTTCAGTATTGGCTTGATAAATCTAATCATGTTTTTGTAATATATACTTTTCAACTCTAATCAAGTTTGCTACTTTTAGCAAAAAGGTGAGTCATGGAAGAAGAAAAAGACAGTAGAGTCGAAACCATTGTTAAAATTTCGATTTTGATTTGGAGCGCCACGCTATTGTCTCTCTCATACTATGAGCCGCCAGATGGTAAAAAAATTGTAGATTTTGATCCGACATTTATTGCAAGTATTTTCAGCGCGTCAACTGCGAGTCTAGGCCTAAGTATTGGTAAAAAAGGCAACAACAATAAAAACGTTATAGTAGATAATAAGAATACTAAATCTGGAATCAAATGAAAAAGTTTTTAATTCTTGCGGCTTTCTTAATGCCTTCCGTAGCACAAGCGGATCTAATTCACAAAATGACCAGTTCAACGCAATTGACAGTTGACGGCGCATATACCATTGCTGAACGTGGTGCAAGTACATACAGCGTTTCTGGTAGCAATATTAAGGTTGCGTCAGCTGACGATCATTTTGGTAAATTAGTTGCACCAGCAAGTGCTACAGCAGCGGCTACATTAGACGCTGGTACTTATGACGTAAACACCGCAGGGTCAGCCTTCAGTTTCCAAGAGTCATTTATCGGTGGGGACGCCGCTTATGCTGTTGGTTCTGGTGTAGATGTCGCTTCGGGACTTTTAGTGGACTTGCCTGTTTTTAGCAAGACAACAAGTTACTCTGGTGGTGTCGCTGGTAATTTGGCTGGTACTATAACAAGTGCGGGATTAACCACGGTGACAGCTGGTGGCGCTGGTACTACAGGGATTGCGCAATTTGTTACGGAACTAAGTGTATTAGATTAATGAAATGGTTTGGATTACTTGTTTTATTTGTATCTAACCCACTATATGCAATCCCCGTGGTTCCAAACTTTGCGCAGGGTAGTAGTTTTTCAACGACAAGAACAACCACTAATATTAACGAACAAATTAAAACCGTTGAGTTCTCAGGATCAACTTACAGTGTTACAGGATCTGGGGTCAGTGCTGATGGGCCTATCAGTCCAACATATACTGACTTACAAACGACTTTAAACGGTGAAGCCTATACATGGAAACAAGTAGATTTAAACAACAAAGCAAACTTTTCACTAACAACAAACGGGGCAGCCTTTCAATTTTCCGAAGTTTACAAACAGCCCTCAGTAAGCCGAATTACAGACGTAACAAGACAAATAACATCAGAAAGCGTCACAGAAACTACTACAGTATTCTCGCAATAACGAGTCTTACTTGTCTCATAAATAAGCCAATTTTAGCAAATTCTTCATCAACCGCAGCGCCCGTAGCTCAGTCGTCATCAAGCGTTTCCAATCAAGCGGTGCAAGTCTTACAAGGCAATCTCATTGAGTCTCAATTTGGTGGTGGTGTAGTTTGCCAAAATTCAATGCTAACTATTTCTCCGTTTGTAACTACCACGTTCAATCAAAAGCGCCCTCAAGATTTGAGGTACACTACGCCAGTTTATAATATGGCAACTGATGAATCTGGCAACTTGACCAACGCTGGTGAAATACTCTATCACCAAGAAAATTATTCAGCTAATAAAGATAACTTAGGGGTCAATTTTGGTATAGCTGCAACTTTTTCTATCCCTTTAGGTTCTGCATATCAAGACGCTTGTTTAAGGTCAGCTACAACACAGGAAAAAATACAAAATCAAATATTAAACAATAAAAAACTTGATTATGAACTCGCCCGTTTGAAAAATTGCGGAGAATTAAAAATTGCTGGTATTCAATATGCAAAATCAAGTATCTATCACAAGATATGTGAAGATGTCATAGTTACTGAAAAGATGGGTCAAGTTATCCCACATACTCACAAATTAAAATAGACAAGCTACGGATGTACACTTGTCTAAATGAGTTAGTCCAATAACTCTTTTATTATTCTACCTCTTTTTCTTCTTTTGAGATTTTTTTCTTTAATTTTTTAAATATTGTAGAAATAATTTTTTTTATTAAAGGAGCCAAAAGCGCAGAGCCACCAGCAACCACACCGATAATAGTAGTAGAAATGAGTGTTTCAGGCGTACCAATAAAAGTCTCTCGGAACGGTACTTTTTCCCAATTTTCGACACACTCAATTACTCCATTTATTTCCATTTTGGAATAATAGTCAAACCTAAACAGCCTTTTATCATTTTTGTAATCACCTTTCATAAATTGAGGATTTAAAGGTGGGCAAGGTTCATAAAGGTCTTCTTCTTTTTTCTTTCTTGCAACTTTTTGTTCTTCCGATTTTATTTCTGGTTCTTGTTCCGCTCTGTTAGTTAAAGATGAGTATGTTGGGTTGAAGTACATTGGCGTGTAATCTAGTGGCTCAAAGCTCGGCACTTGTAAACCGCACTCAATAACTGTGCCATTTTCATCAATATCAATCTGTGTTGCTAAATTATTTCTATGAACTTTTATACAAGCTGGATAATCAACAATTAATTTTGGAACTTTTTTTATTTTTGGAATTAATGGCTCATAAACGTGAATTTTAGGAACATTTAATTCATTTATTTGTATCTCCTTAATTTCCATTAAAAGGAATAGATATGCCTGTTGATTTTGGAAGTTGTTTATCTAAAACTTTGCCCATAGATCCACTGACTTCAGAAAGTATCTGATTCATAACTTGGCTTTTAAATTGTTCAGAAGTAACAAATCTGTAAGTTACAAATGCCCCTGCACTCATGGAAGCTACCATAAGAAAAGAGACAATACTTAAAACATTAGCAATTTTTTGAAACATGGTTAAAGATGCTATCCTCCGAGCAATAAGTCATGGCCTCATTATATCAATGTTGATATTAATACCAACTATTGCTCCTTTATATTTAATAACAGGGCTAGTGACAAAACAAATGACAACGAAAACTAACTAAAAATTCTTTTTCTGTGAAATCTTGCTTTACAAGTTAAAGAACAATATTTCTTTCTTTGTTCCATTGTGAAGAAAATTTTGTTGCAATATCGACAATTTTTTTCTATACCTTTGCTGTTAGCGTTTCTAATTGCTTTTTTTCTGCGTCAGCCTCGGCTCGATCTTTTAAAATTGCATCAATAGCTATAGCTCTTGTTTCACAATTTTTTATAACTTGTTGTGCTTGTAAGTGATTTTTTTCTAAATCTTTTAATTCCTGTTGTAGTTCCTCTGTTGTTTTTCTTGCCATTTAAGATACTTTAGATTCTAATGTTTCTACTTTAGCGGATAATTCTTGAACTGACTTTATAAGCACTGAAATAAGCTGAGTGTAATCAATCGCCATAGGTCTATCATTACCAGCATAAGTTTTATCTTCTGGTTTTACAGCAATACTAATATCATCTAGTGTTTTTCCTAATCCAGTTATTACATCTTCAACATCTTGTGCAATAAGACCATAATGAGTTTTTGCATCTAGTTTTAGTTCTTCTACATTTTGATTAAATTTAAAGGAGACAGGCTTTAATTTATTTATAAAATCAAGTCCTAAATCACTGTCGGTTATAGTATTTTTAATACTACGATCAGATGTTGCATTAAAAAACGGAGCATTGCAACCATTTGAAAAACTAAACTGAGAACCACCAGTAATACGACCACCAGTTAGATCACCTGTGTCACCATCTGACGTATGAAAGTCAATATACAAACCAGCTTCCATAACACCATCCGTTTGAATATGAGCAACAACGCCAAAACAATTTCCAGAAGTAGCAAGAACCAAATTACTCAAAGCACTTGCGTTAACCGCTGTACCACTACTTGTTGTAAGTAAATTTGTAGGAACATTTGTAAGGCTGGTATAACTGATACTTATATTTGCTGAACCATCAAAACTTGTACCAGCAATAGTTCTGGCAGTTGCTAGTTTTGTAGCAGTTGCAGCGTTACCAGTAATATCAGACGATATTGAACTAGGTAATCTTGCATCTGATATTGTACCACTGTTTAAATTGCTAGCATTTCCAGCAGTAAAACCACCAGATGTTCCTGATATATTGCTGCTACTTGTGATAAAACTAGAATTATTTGTTAATTGACTTGTAAGTGTTGGAATTGTTGGAGTGTTAGAAAAATTATTGTAATTAAGATAATAAGAACCCTGTTGTCCGTCTAATAAATCTGAATCTAAACCTGATCCAGAACCGTCATTACTTGTATCAAAAAATCCAAGACCCCTAATATCAGAAGCAGTTTGGTCTGCGGTTGCTCCATCCTCTACGTTTATCATTGTCCGTAGATTAGCTGGTGTTATTTCTTCTATTATTCCCGCACCAGAAGAGTCTCTTCCTAAGATTCTGTCTGTTGCTGATACGTTTTGCATTTTGGCATAAGTCACAGCATCATCAGCTAACTTGGCAGTTGTTATATCTCCATCACCTACACCGCTGCTACTACCCCCTCCAATTTCTTTTATTGAACCGCTATCATTAACATAAAATTTCTGGGCAGAAGTATCTATTGCAACTTCGCCATTTGCTATATCACTTGTTGTTGGTGTGCTTGTTCCCCTTTTTAACTTAATGACATTTGCCATTGGCTGTTACCTCCTATGGTTCAAAAAGTTCCACCATCTACATCAAAACCAGAAGTTGCACCATCTTCAAGAAAGCTGACCATATCTGACAATGCCACTTGCTTCATAGTTCCAGCATCATTTATGACCATTCGATCACCTGTGGCTAAAGTCGTTGACGTTGCGGAAGTATTACCATCACAAGCTGTATTAATTTCTGTTGCTGTTGCGGTTACTCCATCTAAAATATTTAATTCTGCTGTAGTGGAAGTTACTCCGTCTAAGATATTTAATTCAGAAGCTGTAGATGTAACACCATCTAATATATTTAATTCAGCTGTTGAAACTGTCGCACCATCTAATATTGCAACTTCAGTAGAAGTTAACAAAGCTAATGCGGCGGCGGCACCAGATTGACAGCTAGACAAAGCAGTGAGGTCAGCATCTAAACCCTGTTTTGCGTCTAATTGAGTTTGAATTGCAGAAGTTACACCATCAATATAATTTATTTCAGTAGTTGTAGCAGTTACACCATCAAGTAAATTTAATTCTGCTGTGGTGGAAGTTACACCATCCATGATATTCAACTCAGATGCTGTAGCTGTAACTCCATCAAGAATATTTAGTTCAGCAGCGGTTGAAGTTACTCCATCAAGAATATTTAATTCAGCAGTAGTAACAGTTGCACCGTCAAGAATTTCTATTTCTGTTGAAGTTAATGCAGCCAAAGCAGCCGCACCACCAGATTGACAAGAAGATAGACTTGTTAAATCTGATGCTGATGCTTGCGCTCCTAGAGATGCTCTTGCAGTAGAACCACTTTCAAGTACAAAGTTTGACCCATCACCAACAATAAAATTACCATCTGTAGGTGTTAGACCAGCAATATCACTTAACTGTGCATCAAAAGCTTGAACATTTGTGCCAATCGCTAAACCAAGAGCTGTGCGTGCAGCAGATGCACTTGTAGCACCTGTTCCACCGTCAGAGATAGCAAGTGTACCTGTTATAGAACTTGCGTCTAATTTAAGGGCTAGTTCGCTTGATTCAATAACAAGACCACCGTTTGCTTTGAGGTCTGTAGAAATTATGTTACCGTTCTTGCTAATACCATCCCCAGCAACAGGGTTACCAGCACCAGAAAATTGTGTAAAAGTTAAATTATTAGTGCCAACTACCGCAGATCCTTTGTCGGTGGTACATACAAAAGAATTATCTGCATTAGTATCTCCTTCACTTACAAAAACAAAAACAGATGAAGCATCAGCACCAGCAGCTAAGTCATCAGTCCTTGTCCATGAACCAGCTTTGCAAAGATAGATTCCATTTTGACTTGCTGTGCTTTGGTCTTTAACTAAAACTCTTTGGTCAGCAGATACCGCAACAGTGTCAATAGTTTGGGTTCCTGATAAAGTGAGGTTCCCTGTACTAGCGACCTTGACGGCTTCTTTAATATCTAAACCCTGTGCGACTCCATCTACATAACCTTTAGTTGCAAAATGAGCATCAGCAGTAGGAGTAACCCCTGATACTGTGCTTGTTGCAGATGCCAATTGGTCTACTCTATTTGCCTGTACGCCAGTATCAAAATCGCTTATTTTAGTATGTGCAATGGATGGGATATCAGCAGCTACCAAACTTCTAAATGTAGGCCCAGCAGCACTGCCAGTTGTTGGGCCAGCAAATACTAAATTAGCATTTTGTGTAGCTGTTTTACTTATAAATGCACCTGAACCACCAACAGTAATTATTGAACTTGCTTCATTGCTACCTGTATCACCGAATCCATAATATAATTTTAAATCTGCTTCATTAAATGCTAATTCAGATGGAGCTAAACTTGAAGGCGCACCAGCACTGCCACTAGATGCTCTTTTCTTAATCCTTATGACGTTAGACATGGCTAAAAATTCCCTCCGTTAACAAGTTTTAATTTAGTAACATTGTCATCTAATATTAGCTTACCACTACTTGCTTGATAGTACATTATAGAATTGTCAACTTTTGAATCATGGTCTAGCGATAAATCAAATCCAGCCCCTTGTGGCCCTGCTGTTTTGACCGTGACAACTCTTGTTTCACCATTAACAGTGACAGTATTTTTATTTTGTGTAATGTTTACATTGCTCATTAGATAGTTGTGTAACCCTCACTTACAAATATATTACCTTCTAAATAATATTCTCGCTTGCCAGCACTGTTTAAAATTAAAACATCATAAACAAGTTCATCTGGCGTGAACTGCAAAGTCTGTATATGTGTAAGGCTCATGGTAAATTCACCGTTTGTTCTGTTTGTATAAGCAATGGTAAAATCAGCATATTTGCCTGTTCTTTCTTTGTTCCAAACTTGAGCAGCTATTGTAAAACCAGTTAAATTTACAGCACTATCAGTTGAGTCAGTAATTCTTATTGACTCTGTATGATCTGCCCTTCTTTGAACAGTAAAATCATAAGTTCCAGCAATAATCGCCATTAGCTTGCCTCAAGTGCAGCAACTTTAGTTTCTAATGTTTCTATCTTAGCAACCGCTTCTTGAAGTGCTTTTGTTAATGTAGACAACATTGGTAGATAATCAATACTCTGAATTTCTTTGTCTTTTTGTTGTTTTACAGCATCAGGTATTACTTCTTGTACCTCATGGGCTATAAAGCCTTCATGTAAAGCCTCAGTTTGTTCAAATATTTCAAAAGCTTTATCTTGATATTTTACTGGCCTTAATTTTTTTAATCTTTCTATTCCATTTATATCAAGATTTTCAATATTTCTTTTTTTACGATAATCAGAAGTTCCTAATTGAAAATAACCTAATCGTGTATTATCAATAAAAAAGTAAGCAACACCTCCCGAGCTATCCCACCAAATATTAAATAAGTTTGCAGTTGATGTACTGGCAGCATTATTGTTTCCAGAGTCTGTAGATAGACCAGTTCTTGTGCCAAATCCTTTTGCAGCGATAGTGCCTGCAACAGCACTCGCGCCAGACAAGTCGTTACCTACTGCCTGAAAAGCACCCCCAGACAATAGTTGGAACCGTTCTGTGTTTGTTGTTTTAAAACGTAAACTTCCCGCATCTTGTACAACTAAATCTAATGAACCTGTCCCCCTGTGTACTATTTCTGAGATTCCGTTTGCTGTTTGTGTTCTTCTAACTCTTAAACCGTAATCTGTATAAGTTGTATCTGCTACTAAATCTATGATTGCATCTTGATCGTTAACACCAGTAGAAATTGTTAATTGGGAATCTGCACCAGACCTCTGGATAAATAAATCACCAGCTAAATCTACTTGATTTGCTTTGAATTCGGTAAGCAATGAACCATTTACAGAAACCCCTATTTGATTTGATGCACTTCTATAAAATCCAGTACTTGGACTATTTGTAAAAGTATAGCTAGGGGTTCCAGCGCTGCCATCTGGCCCATAAAAGTTACCATCTGCCAAACTTATAAATTCATGCCTACCTCCTGACGTAGGGTTCTTATAAAAACCCATTCTGCCAGATACAGTATTTGCATACCACATATATGCAACTAAAGTACTCGGTACACTTCCATAACCATGATTTTGTACTATAGATTCAAAGACATCATTCAAATCACTTCTAACATTAGCTCCAGAGGCGTTTGCTATTGAAAAATCTGCTGGTTTCGCCATTTTCTGTTACGTTTTTCCTATTATACTACCCTTCACCATAACCGAAAGCACTATATGTAAATTGTCTGGCGACAAAACTTGTTCCATTTTTTATACTTACAACAAAATTACTTGTACTAACACTATCAATAGTAAAGAAATCACCAGACTGCATATTATTTATATTAATTGCAATAACTGGCTTAAATTTTTCTGTACCACCACCGACAGCAGATGTTCCTAAAAAGAATTTCTTGGCAAATGTCACTGTAGTTGCACCGCTGGAAGAACTTGAAAGGATACCATTTGTTGCACTTGTATTGTCAATACTTCTTTCAGTTCTTGGTCTAAAAATTAAATTTACACCTAATTCTTCAATGTCCACATTTTCATATCCACTGTTGTTATTTACTAATACTTTGAAAGCTACAGTCCTTGTAGTCATATCTGTATTTGTAAAAGTAGCAAAACTTGTACTTGCTGTTGAGGTAGAACTTTTTGCAACTTGGAAAGTCAAGTCAGCAGTTTTACTGAATTGTACTGTAGACCCTGTAAAAATATCTGGCCAAGTATCTATGTTATCTATATACGAATCCCACAATGTCACAGTATTATAACCTTCTTTTTTTTCTACAGTTTCAACACGAAATCTGAAAACAGCACCTAAATCAATAGTATTTTCAAAAGTATAATTTCCTGTTTTTGGAATACCAGCATCAGTTCCACCAGTAACCAAATCAAGTGTTGCAAAATTGCCACCTGTATGTGCAAGCGTATCAAAATCCGTAATACTATCAAGACTTATTGCACCTGATAATGTTAAACCATCTATTGACCCTACATATTCAAGACTTGATTTTGTACCAGCAAAGTTATTTGTACTTTCTCTTATTTCCTGTGCTTTAAGATTTGGAGAAGTTACAAGTCTGTTAACAACAATAGAGGTTGCTGAAGGGGACTCATTGCCAGCAACATCTTTAAATTTTACAAAATACTCACCACTTAAAAAATTTGTAATTGTAACTTCATTTGAGTCCCCACTGATTTCTCTTATAAGTGAAGAATTACCATATTCAGCAGTGCCGTCCGTCACAGCTGCATATTGTATTATGACTACACCTCCAAATAAAACATCTATGTCTGTTAATGGGTCTGCTTTATCCCATTTTAAAATTAAATCATCACCACTTTCATCAAATCTTAAATTTACAACATTAGCTGGTGGGGCAGATAAACCTAATGCTTGTAAGTTCTGCGCACCAACCGTAGTGCTTACTTGAAATGCTGAATTTATTGTCCTTACAGAAAATTTGTATAAACCAGCAACATTATTAGGTATAACGAATTGATTATCTCTTACATTTTGCACAACAGGGTCGCCATCTTCTAGTCTGTAAGAGACTTGATATTGTTTAGCACCAGCAACATGGCCAAAATTTAAAACTATTCTTGAAGTTGCTCTTTTATTGACAACAATGGTTTCTTCTTTTAATGAATGAATAATTGGTGCTGGTAAAACATCTAATAAAGTGGAGGGGTCTTCTCCTACGCCAAAACTCCCAACAGCACCGTCAATAAATGTAAATTTATTATCATCATAGGTTACAGCAGTAACACTAAAGACGAAATCATTTTTCTGTTTTATATTACTTATTCTAAATTTTCTATGTTGCACGTTACCTGTCTTAACCGCCCAAACTGTTCCAGCATTAGCACTTAAAGCACTTGATAATGTAACAGTGCTACCATTTACAGCTGTAATTGTTCTTTCTTGTACATTGCCAGATGTATCTATAATTAAAAAAGTATCATTTACAAACCCTACACTTGTATTTGTACTGTCATCAAGCACAAAAACAGTTGTGCTTGTTACGCTTTTTATTCTCCCACTAGCTCTTATAACTTCTTTTAACCTATCTGCAATCTTAATTACCATAAGTGGTTCTAATTTACAGGCAGCTTCTAAACCACATTCAAATGATACAATTTCAGATTCAAAATTCGCACTATATAAGACTGATCTTCCAAAACGTACAGCTTGATTTTTATTTGTAGTAAACATTGCTCTGACATTTTGTTGGTTAATCCCATATTTATTTTCAACAGTTGTATCAAGAACAGTTACTTGGTCTAATTCTTGTAAATTATTATTATAATAAGCAACATTTATTTGGCTGTATTTTTTATCTTTATCACTACCAACATAATTAAATTGGCCATCTACTACATTTGCGTTTGTAAATAAATATGAGGTAACTGTTTCTGGTTTATCTAAACCAATTTTTAAATTTCCATTTTTATAATACAGTGATGCTCTCATTAATGCAGCTACTTCTTTAATAATATCTATAGCTTTTTTTCTTACATTTATTACACCATTTAAAGCATATCTTTGTTCACCAGTAGCAAAAAGTTCAGAACAATACAAACTCGCTTCGTAAAATGATGCTTTATCTATTGTGCTTTCATCTAAACCTAAACCATAATCTTCGGTTAAAAGTGCATATAAAATCCAAGCTGGGTCATTAGTCCAATGTTTTGTGGTCGTTAATCCTCCAAATGTATAACTAGTTGGGTACACTATTCGACCATTGTTAGCAATATCAACAGTAACTCCTGTTGGAATTTTTACTTTAATACCTCTATACAAGTATTTTCTTTGAGGAATATTTGGAAATTGCTCGGCAGAGTATCTTATTCCAATATATGACGACTTTGGAAATTCAGTTATGCTTGCTATTTGTGGATGTACAGACTGTAATTTTGTAAAGAAAAATTCAGTAAATCTTCTACTACCCTCTTCATAAAGATTTCTACCCTCACTAGAAAAAGGATGCAAACCACCTACTTCTCTAAATTCTAAATCTGTTCTTATCACATCAACACTTATGGGATAATAAAGATTTCTTGCCGCTTGTGTAACAAATGCGAATAAAGGTATGTCTACTCTATAATCAGCACTGTATTGTCCGACTGAAACTCCATTAACTGCAATGGTTCTTCTGCCAATCTCTTGATTATTATTACCCCGAAGTCTTATTACGATATCAATATTACCAGATAAACCATTAGGAAATGTTGCATTTGGTTGTATTCCTAATGCCACTGATGCACCATCATCAGCACTAAGTTGTCTTAAACTTGACCAAGTTAAAGTGACAATTACTGCTCTTGGTGTATCATTTATACCTGTTCCAGCATCTACTGTTCCTGTAACCTTATTACCTTCAGGATTATTATTATTTAAAACTTTAGCTGGACTTAAATTACCTGATGATCTAAATTCATTTACACCAGCCATAATTGGTTGATTATCTTTTCCAACCCTTATTGCCATTGAAGTTTTAGTTATATTTTCTACACCAACTAGGTCACGAATTGCACGACCATCTAAAAAAATATCTCTCTGCGCAAGTTGTATGTATTGTATTTCGTCAGGTGTTTGTAGTAACTGATTATTCTCTGAAGTAGGAGAAATTAAACTTGCTGGAATGGGAATACTATTTCTTGATGGTGTAGCAAAACCTTCAGTCTCAGCCCCATCACAAACAAGATCAGCAAAGGTAAAAAATTGTTCTGCTTTTAAAAATGAATTAGGTAGATTTTCAGATATTTGGAAATCTTTATTGCTTATTTCTCTGCCCATATCAAGGTGTATTATCAACTATGTTAACTGTATCAGAGGCGGCACTAATAACCACTGAGCCGACTATACATTCTCCAAAAACCAAAGGCGCAGCCCCACCAGCTTTTGTTGTATTAGCAGTTTGATTACTTAAAAAAGATGCCACTTGTGGATCTGTTGCTGGTTCTATGGGAACTGGCGCAAACAGTGATGCTAAATAATTAAGGCCAATCGTAGCACCTATTGTGAGTAACGCCGAAGTTACCGCTGAAGAAGTAAACCAACTTGCTAAAGCACCAAAAAACCAAAAATTACCACTAATTACAGGAATTATTTTTATTTCTTGTTGGCCTTCAAAAACCACACCCAAAAATGTTACATCTGTTTCATTTATTTGTACGCTATAAAAAGCATCAATTAAATGTTGCTTGCATTGAGGAAAATTTACTTTTAAAAAACTAAAAACTTGGTCAACATTTGATACGTCTGCGTAAAATTCTTTTACTCCACAAATTTTTCTAAGAGTTCCGTAAATTTTTATAGTGCTTGTCATTCTTTTGTCTCCAAATAATGCCAGCTATCATCACGAACAGAATATATATACCAATCATACCCAAATACATTGAAGTTGTTAATATCTCCTTCAGATGGTTCAGCACTACCATCAACATGAGAATGAAGAACAGCTAATATATCTGCGCCACTATCCTCACAAGCTGCAAAGTCATTAGGATCTAAAGTAAAACTTACATCTTCATCTTTATAAGATGCAATATTTTTACATGGCCAAAAAAATTCATTGCCACCTTTTTCATACAATAGACCACAACCCTCATTCGGAGAAGTTTGTTTGAAATGTTTTTCTGCTTCTTTTTTCCAGTTCATATGTATACAAAAGTACCGCAAGCTGGAAATCTATCTTTTGTAATTTGTCTTCTTGGTAAAAATAATGTTTCAAAGTCAATACTTTTAACAAGTTCAAAACTACAAATCTGATTATTTTCAATAACTTTTTTGTTTATATCAAAAATTTGGTCGTCTAATTTTTTTGTTGAATCTGGCGTTCCAAAAGGATTAGTTTGATTAGGAAAATTTTGTTTATCCAAAAATTGTGCAAGTGTTCTTTTTCTAGTAATTCTTGCCTTCTGTAAATCATTCTTTGGTGTTACTTGATTTACTAAAGCTAAAATTGTCGAAAAAGTGCCGCCAGTATTTGCAAAAGTAAGAGTAGGTCTTGCCATAATTGTGCTTTCTCCAACTTCAAAACCTTCTGCTTTACAAGCTATAGCGTTGTAAGTTAAACCTTGCCAGATCAAATCTTGATTTAGCCCATTTGTTCCATTATGAAATCTATATAAAGTCGTTGCTAACGTATCGCCAGCCTGATAATGCAAACCAGAAATTAGATCAATCTGGAACATTTCAATTATTGAAATCCCCTGTAATTGTTGTAAAACATCAACTGGAATGGTCATGGCTGAAACACCTCCTCGAATGTTGCTTGTATCGTAACCCTGTTGGAATATACGTTAGTTCTTCTATAGTTATTGCAACAAAATTCTCTCGCTGTGCTTGTATGTGGAGGGGTAAATGTAAAACTTTGAGTATCTTTTGCTCTTTCATCTAAAAAAGCTAAAATCTTATCGCCGTCAGTAACAGAAACTGCAAGTTATATGTTTTTGGGTTTTGATTCAGGCCAAAAGTATTTCTTGACTTATAACCATCTCCATATTGAACAGTAATTATTCGAGGCGAAGCACTTTCAACAGAACTATATGTTGGGGTCGTTGCCCCTGATGTTGTGCCTCCTCCTATAGTGTCATCAAAAGTTGCCATTACGTCAACATACCTCCACTTCGTTTCTGTCGTGCGATTTCAAATTGTACAGCATTTGCGATTGCCTGACCTAAAGCCTGACCATCACCGTCTGATTGAACATCTGTATTTGTAGCATCTACACTTATATTAATGTTGTTTGTAATAGAACTACCGCCCCCGATTTCGCTATTTGGAATTACATTGCCCCCCTTAGATCCCATTTGTAAGATTTCAGGGCCACGTTCCCCAACAACGTAAGTACCGCCAGCAGAAACAGGGCCGCCACGTTCTTTTTTACCAAATATTTTTCCGATAATTCCACCTATACCACCACCAATACCATCAAGCGCACTATCAAGAAACGTATCAAGTATTTTATCTCTTATTTTATTAAGAACATTACTCATTGCATCTCCAAAAGATTGCGCTCCCGTTATTGCATCCCTTAAATTATCTTTTATCCCCTGTTCAATTTCTTCACCAATTGCTGCAAAAGTTTCTTTAAGTTTTTTTGATGCTTCTGCATTTTTTTCAATTTTTGTTTTTTGTTTATCCAATTCAGCATTTTGTTTCGCCAAACTTATTAATCTTGCTTCTTCTTCGCCGTCAAATTGTTTTTTAATTTCTGCAATTTGCTGTTCAAGATCAAATTCTTTTTTTGCCTCTTCTGTTTTTAAGGCAGCCCTTTTAACGCCCTCTGTAAGCTGTTGATTTTGTTTTTTTAATGCCTCAAGTTGTATGTTAAATTCTGCTGTAAGTTCTCTATTTTCAGCGCCTTCTAAGGCTAATTTTAAATCTTCAACTTTTCCTCTTGCTTTATCAAGTTCTCTATTTATTCTTATCTCTTCACCTTTTTCTGATCTACCGCCACCGACATTTTTAAGTGATTCTTCGAGTTGTTCAATTTTATCTTTTGTAATTTGCAGTTGTTCATTAATATCTGCTGTAGTTCCTTCTTTTAGTAAATTATTAAACTCTTTTTGAGCGTTATTTGCTTTTAATAATGCTGTTGCTAAAAATCCAAGACCAACAACGACAGCACCTATTCCAGTTTTTATAAGTGCAACTTTAAATGCTGTAGCCGCTGCTGTAGCAGTGGCAAATCCTAATGAAGTTGCCGCAAGTGTGGCTTTAGTCGCAACTAGATTTCCAGTGGCTATCTGCGCACCTACTCCAACCCCGACAAGACTTGCTTTAATAGCTAAAGCCTGTGCGATTACTATTGGCCCGACAACTGATATTCCTTTTATTGCCGCAGCTATCCCAATAAATGCAAATGTAACTTGCCCCGCTTCACTATCAATAAAACCAACAAGTGCTTTGATAAGTGCCGTTGCTCCTTTAGTAACTTTTAAAACTACTGGCAACAATTTATCTCCGAGTGTTAATTGCAATTCAAGAACAGCATTACTAAATGCCTTGAAAACTTCGGCAGGCGAAGCATCCATAATTGCCCCAATTTTATCAGCGCCTTCTTCCGCTGCTTTTGCTAAAGCTCTTAAAACAATTTCTGAATCTAATAATCCTTTTGATGCAAAATCTTTTAACTTACCTGAAGCAATCCCAGTTTCGTCTGAGATCGCTTTTAATAGTTGCGGAACCTGTTCGGCGATACTTCTAAATTCATCCCCTTGTAGCCGCCCAGAACCTAAACCCTGCGCTAATTGAGTAAACGCCGCGCTTGCTTCTGTTGCATTTAATCCCGCGAGTTTTGCAATTGTATTAAATCCAATAAATGTTGTCTCAATATCTTTTAGAGAAACGCCTAACGGTCTTAATCTTGCAAAAATATCTGTCACTCCTCTTGTTGCTTCAACGATTGACAAATTAAATTTATCTTGAGCCTTTCTAACTAATTCTTGAGCCTGTGCAAATTCACCAAATTCAGATGTAAGAACTTTCATTCTTAACTGTAAAGCCTGAAAATTTGAAGCCGTATTAACAGCCTGTCTTGCAACAGCCGTAAAAGCAACACCAGCAAAAGCAGCCTTTAATTTTCCTAAATTATTCTGTAACCCTGTTGTCTGCGCTTGTACGCCTTTTAATGCTCTTGTGGCTTGTGAAGCATCAACTGTAAGTTTTACATTAGCCTGTGCCACAAATAAAAAAAGTCTTTATTATATATTACCCTCTATTTGCTCTTTGGCGATTTAATTGTCTTTTTTCTCTTTCATTCTTTAATTCATAATAACCAGCCCAATATATTAGTTCTTCTTCTGTAATCAAAGAACGTAATTCTTGGATAGTTTTTCCTAATTCTGTCGCGAGAAAAAATTCAAAATTAAACCAATTATCTCGCGATATTATTTTTTTGCTTTATCAATATCTAATTTTATATCAAACATAAAAAGCTCTATTTCATTAAGAACATTTTCGGGAAGTTCTCTTTGTAGGTTTGGCGCATCTGCGGGGTTAAATGCTGGTGTTCCATCTTCTTTCTCTGCATTTTTACAAAGAAGATAAGTTGATATTGTCAATGCTTCGTCTGTGCCTGCGGCGGCCTGTGCGCGAACACGATCATCTCTTGTTAATGGCTTAAAGTATAAGTTAGCTATAACAACGCCATTAGCGTCTTTAAATTCATATTTACGTCTAGCTGTCATCTGATCTTTATAAGATTCAGTTAACAGGTCAATTGTTCTTTTTTGCATTGGTTGATTAGTTGACTAATAAACTCAATGTATCAAATAGCGCTTGTAATAGTTCCGCTTGTTGTGAAACTTATATTTATTATTTGCACTTCGCCAAGTGTTGCCCCATATTCTGCATTTGTAATAATTCCCGCAAAACTTATTTTCTTTGCTGATGTAGCTGAATCTGGAAATAATTCAAATAATGCGTCAGCATTATCGCCTGTGGTTAAAACATCGTCAATAAATGTTGTATACCCTGCGCCTGTTTCTGATGGATTATAAAGAAGTTCAGCTGAACCTTCTCCGCTTATTAAACCACCGATATTTGTCTTAAATGTATCGCCTTGTTTTGTAGTTTCCATGATGTCCTTTGTTATAGACAAAGACCATGATCTTGTTTGTCCAACGTCAGCTTCAGTGCCGCCCGCATTTTCAAACATAATTTTACCTACATCGCCCTTGATAGCCATAACAAAAAAGAATATTTATTCTATATTAACCTTTTTTCTGAAAATTTTCTATTTGTTTTATAAGTTTATCTTTGCTTTGTCTTTTATCTAACTCAATCCCTAGCTCTCTGCCTTTTTTTTCAAGCTCATCTTTTGTTTTGTTTTTAAGATTTTTTTGTTGTTCAAGGTATCTTTTACAATGTGGATCCCAATAATTTGCCTCTCTTCGACCTTTAACAGCTTCAATTGCATCAAGCATTTCTTCTGTAATTTCAAGTTTTGCCATAATTAAAGTTCCTCATAAATTTCAAAGGTCATGCGCAATTGCGTTTGGAAAAGACCTTCAGGGGTTGGATTGTTAACGACTTCTGGCCCTATTGGACTGTCAAAAATCACGTTTGAAACAGTGATTCTATTATATAAATCCCGTAACCTTTTACCGATTTTGTAATTATCTCCTGAACCTGTTCCCTGTGGCGTAAAAATATTGAATATGACAATACCAGTTATTCTATTAACTCCACTGTCATTCCCTAATGTCAAATAATTATTTTCACCAAAACTTGTAAGGCATTGCACAAAAGTCTTTTTTGTACTGCTGTCAAATGACATATTATGAAAAATCACGGTAATTGGTGGAGCCGAAGAAAGCTCATTAATAACTCTTGATTCAATCGTTGCCCTAACTGTATTTAAATCAATTGCAGCCATTATTTCCCCCTTATTTGTGTGTAAAGGTCTTGAATTTCGTTTGCAAGCTCTTTTGCTAATAGGTCAAGATGTTTTGCACTTAATCCTTGATTACTCCTATAAACACCACCCCAAGACGGCGGCAAACTTGTTCCAAACATAACAGGTTCAGCATATGGAACATTATTATGTATATGATATTTTTTTCTAAAATTTTCTCTGCCCAATTGATAATTTAAAGGTTTTGGCGGTCTTATAACAGTTCCTTTGCCAGCCGTGCCATATTTACCTTCTGGGGCGGGCGTACCGCTTTCCGCGTTTTCTCCTATCTGCCAAGAAACAGCAAGCCTTCCAGAGTCTACAGGCGAACCCTCTTTTACAATGCGATCTCCTGTTAAAACAGCAACCGATAACAAAGTATTAATTTGTTCTTCTGAATAATCGCCAATCTGGTCAATGCGTATTTTTCTCATGTTCTTAGATAACAAACAAAAGTAAGTTTTTCATTGGCAAATTGATTTGTCTCCACTCTTATTATTGAATAAGTTACTGAATCAACGATAATTTTGTCTTTGGTGGTTGGTGTAGTTGATAAACTTGCAGCCGCGATTTGAATTTTTTTGTCAGATGCCTGAATTAATTCGTTAACTTCACGGGCGTTAATTTGTTCAAGAATACCCCTTATAGATGTATCTGTTATTGTTTCACCAATAACACCTGTTGTCTTATTGTATGCGCCTGCAACAACTGATCTGAAGGTAATGTCAGCGGAAAGCTTTTTATTTGTTAAAACTTTTTTTAAAGCCGATGAAATACCCATTAGATTCTGTAAGCGATGCAAGCGCCACTTGTCAAAGTGATACTTGTAAACACTCCATAAATTGTCTGGCCTGCTTTAAAAGTTTCGCCATCAATACTGTTTCCTGTGTAGTTGTGCGAAGCAGTATTGACTTGTGTATCTTCTTTGAAAAAAATACTTTTAAATCTGCCTGTATGTGCGGCTGTGTCTGTGATTAATTCTCCGCCAAGTGTGTAGTCTGGATCTGCGTTGTACATAAAAAATTAGCTCCTTTTAATTGCGATGTTATTAGGCCCACTTATGCGCAAGCCAGTGAAATAGCGTTCAAATAATGGCGGAACGCGATCAGCGCCAACTGAACCGTAAAAATTAGGCGTAACATTTACAGACCCAACTTGAACATTTTTAAAATCTTCGAGTCCACTTAATCCTAATCCATCTTTATTATTATTCAAATAAACAGCCAATATTGCTTGCGCTTTTTTTACTTGATCTGGAATTTCTGTATCTGTGAAATAGTCTGTCGTTATACGAAAAGGAAATCCGACAGCATAAGTATTAATATATGTGTCTGGTTTTCTGACTCCTGTTCGTGGCCACTGTAAAGCCTGCGTATCTGTTGCACGCGCCCCTAAAAAGCGCTCTCGATCAATTCTGATGGTTGCGGTAAATAATGCACGGTTTTTGGCGTCATCAGTTGCAGAAGACCACGCTGTAACATCATCGTCTTCAATAAGACCTTCAATGATTGTATTTGCATCTGTCAACGTCAAATAACTATTTGCTGTTGAGCTGCCTGCTGTTGCGACTATTGTTACCGCCATTTTCGACCTTAGATTTAGTTTTACGTTTTTTAATAGGAACAGAAGCCACCACAACGGCGGCTTCTTTTTCCTTTATTCGCTTAAAAGCAAACAATCCCATTAACTTGAAGCACCTTTGAGGGCAACAAAATTAATAACAATTGCTTCACTTAAAGAACCCGAAGATACATTTGTAACTGTGATTCCAAAAGAGCCTGCGGCGATTGCTGAAACTCCTACCATGTAGGAACCCGCAGTACCCGCAGAACCATGAACAGCAACAACAACATCAGTTGCAGCGATTTTATCGTTTGTAACTGTGAAAGTTGCTTCAGCCGCAGCGCCTAAAGCCGCGTCATTCATGGTAATTTGACCTGACTCTGTATTAAGAGTTACACCAGTTGTTTTGTTAGTTGCTTGAGTAACAGTTCCGCCTGTTGTTGGGCCTGCTAATTTTCCAGCACTAACTTCAAATAAAGATGGCATAATAAATTACCTCTAGTCTTGATTAGATACGTTGGTGATCCTTACGATACCAATGTTCTTTGTTTCGTAGACCTTCGACCAGTTGCCCACTGTTTCAAGTTGCGCTCTTGTTGGGTTTGTTGTAGTAACAGCCCACTTAGAACCGACAGGATGATATGTGTAAT